ACTCATTCAAATGTACTTATACTTACTAAAGCTGTAAATGTAAATCTTGAAATGGGAGCTAATGCTTCTAGTTTAGCAACAAGCTATGCAGCTGCGGGCTGTCTGATTTGGAAAGCTATTACAGATGGAACTTTTGTAACATTCAATGGAACAACTCTTTCAGGAGTAGGTAAAGGGAACTTGATTACGCCAAATGCTAGCCCTACCATTAAGAGTGATTTAAATTCTATAGTAACAACTTCTGGTATATAAAAAACTAAAATTAATATATTTATAACAAAATCTAAAATATAAGATGGGATATTTAAATAACTCAGTCGTAACTGTTGATGCTATCCTAACGGACAAGGGTAGAGAGTTACTAGCAAAAAATGATGGTACATTCCGTATCACTCAATTTGCTTTATCTGATGACGAAATCGATTATACTCTTTACAACCCTAGCAACCCTTCAGGTTCAGCTTTCTATGGTCAAGCAATCGAAAACATGCCTCTTTTAGAAGCATTTCCTCTTGTAACTCAAGAAATGAAGTATGTGTTAACTACACTACCTCGTGGAAGTGCTAAGATGCCGGTACTTGACCTAGGATATTCCGCTATCACATTAAAACAAGGTGCTTCACTTGCTATTACACCTCAAACTCTAAACTATTTAGGTGGCTTAACCACAACCGAAACCAATGGTTATACCGCTACTATAAGTGATGTACGTGTATTAAGTACATTTAACGGGGTAGGTATTAATACACCAGATGCTATCGCACTAAACAGCACTACAACAATTGGAACTAACGTCTCTAAAACAGTGGTTGGTACTACAATCAACATGACAGCCACTACTGTGAATACTTTATTTGGTTCCAACAATATTTTACAAGCTACCTTAACTGTAGTAGGTAGAGATTCAGGAGCTCGCATTACAATCCCTGTAACAATTACTAAAACTTCAGCATAATTAAGATATGTCATTTAAAAGATTAAATCCAACAGATTTTTTAGTATCAGCAGATTCTGTAACTGCTCCTTGCTGGTCTAATGATATTAACACATTAACAGCTTTCTTTACTTCTTCTACTCAAGAAGCTAGCTCACAGGGAGAATATGTTTTAGCAGTTTACAATACTGTAGCAACCTATGATAGCGCCTCTATCCAATTTTTTATTGGATATTGTGATGCAAATGGTTCAGGTTCAACTGCCTATAACTCTGCTATTCCAAATCTAAGCCCTTCAAGAACATTATATGGTCAATATAGAAACCTTATTCTTGAAGATGAAAACTCAAGCTTTTTATTTGGATCAGTAACTAGTTCACAATTCTTTGCAGTTTCAGTAGAAAGAGCAAATTATAAACAATCTTTACTCCCAGGATCCTTAAACTTAGTACTTTCAGGATCAGCAGCAAACACTACTTTATACTTAACAGATAATAGTAATGATCTTTCAGTAGTACCTTACATCAATGGTACTAGAGTTTATCAGATCGTTTCAGGCTCAAATGGTACTGCTACAACTACTACTGCTTTAGCAGGTGCTTCTGCAGCTGGTTATACAGTCTCTGGTTCTTATGGTTGGTTTGTTCCTGATATGGGTACAATTTTATTAAACGCAAAAGCTCTTCAATTACCTGTAGCTGCAGGTGGTATTGCTTTAGCTCCTCAAACTGGTAGCTCAAATATTGCAAATGGTCTTAACAATATGATCATGTATAGAGCTATTAGCACAGGTGATAGTTTTGGTCTTAACTCCCAAGAAAATGTAACATCAGATTATGTTTACATAAGACCACAAAACTTTGAATTTAACTACACAACTAACCCTTCGTTTATTAGTGCAAGTACAGGTGAAGTTATTTACTCTACATTCATCAACAACCCACAAACATATATTACAACTGTAGGTTTATACAATGATTCAAACGAGTTGTTAGCTGTAGCTAAATTATCTAGACCTCTAGTTAAAGATTTTACAAAAGAAGCATTAATCCGCGTTAAGCTGAACTTCTAATGAATGAGTGCTTGGAAACAATTTTTAGCTTCTGATTTAATTGTTGCACCATTTCTGGTCAACAAAGGGTTTACTTTTACTACATCAAGTTTTTACACTCAATCCAATGGTGAATATGTTGGTATAGAAAGATTCTTTGGTAAAAATATACCTTGGAATGTTAACTATGGCTCAAATATCACTACAGGTGTTAATCAAGTTGAATATCAAGCTTTAATATATGATTCTGTAAAGCAATTATATTATTCAAACTATCAATTTTCAACTACAGGAGACCCAGCAAATTTAAGAGTTTTAATACCTGGAGCTGGACCTTCAGGTTCAGGAGATACTTTTACTAGTTCAGGAGTATCAGGTTCAGGTCCTTTATACGATAATTTTTTACAAAGTACTTTAACTCCTACTAGATTTTTACCAACAGGTTCTGGAGATACAATTGGTGTTATCTCTATTCCTTCAAAAATATTTGGAGATTATATAGCTCCTAATAGTTTAGTTATTCAATCTGGTAGTTTTATTCTACAAGATGATGGTGAAGGAAACCTTTTGGTTTCTGGTAGTAATGTTAACTATGGTAATGTTATCTATACTCACGGGCTTATAATTTTAACAAACTCGTCTTCATTCTCTGCAGGTGCAGGTGGTTCTGGAGGTTTCTTATATGCCTCGGGAATCTATGCTACTGCATCTTATGGTGCTATATTCTTACCAGGCATTAGTGCGCTGATTACAGGTTCAATTACGTGTTCATTCTCGTCTTCTATGACGATATATGAAACTCAATACAAATGCACTATACAACCTGCAGAATTTAATGCTACATTAAACCCATCAGCTCAAGCTAGTGGTAGTGTGTTTGAATGGACTGGAAGTTATTTCTATGAACCTGGAAATGGTCAACTCTTAGATGCTTTAACTGGTTCTTATTTCGCACCTTACGTTACAACTGTTGGTTTATACGATGAAGCTCAAAATCTAATAGCGGTAGGAAAATTATCTCAACCTGTTCCAACATCGCAAACAACAGATACAACAATTTTAGTAAATTTAGATTTATAACGATATTTATTACGGCATAACACACTTTTAGATCGATGGCTAATACACTAAGTACTTCTGGTATTGTTGATGGACAAATTATTTTTGCCTCACAAGTAAATCAAATGGTTCAGGCCTTTACGGGTACTAGTGATTATGACATTACAGTTAGTGGTAGTTTAGATGTTACTGGATCTCTTAGTCTTGTTGGAACTACAGAAGTTGCTGGAGCAGGTTATAGTACAGTTGTCATAAGTAACTCAACTGGACAACTTCACTACACAACCTCAGGAAATGGTACATCAGGTACTTCAGGTACATCTGGTAGTTCAGGATCAAGTGGAATTAATGGTACCTCAGGTACTTCTGGCTTAGGTAGTTCAGGTACTTCAGGTACGTCAGGTACAGATGGTTCATCAGGTTCATCCGGTTCATCCGGCTCAAGTGGAAGTTCGGGTTCTTCAGGTCTTTCAGGTATAAACGGAACTTCAGGCACATCTGGTTCTTCAGGCTCATCTGGTCTAGGTAGCTCAGGTACTTCAGGTAGTTCTGGTTCTTCAGGCTCCTCTGGTACTTCAGGCAGTTCAGGATCTTCTGGCAGTTCAGGCTCATCTGGTCTATCTGGAATAAATGGTACTTCTGGAACAAGTGGTTCAAATGGTACTTCAGGTACTTCAGGCATTGGTACCTCAGGTAGTTCAGGTTCATCAGGTTCTTCAGGAACTTCTGGTACCGGAACTTCAGGTACTTCTGGTTCTTCAGGCTTATCTGGTATAAATGGTACTTCTGGAACTTCTGGCTCATCAGGTTCATCTGGCTTAGGCACATCAGGTACCTCTGGTAGTTCTGGCTCCTCTGGCTCATCAGGAACTTCAGGTGTAGGTACTTCAGGTACATCTGGCACATCTGGTTTAAGTGGCGTGAATGGGACTTCAGGAACAAGTGGTGTAAGTGGTACTTCAGGAACATCTGGATTAGGTACTAGTGGTACTTCTGGTTCATCAGGAACTTCAGGTGTAGGTACTAGCGGCACTTCGGGTACCTCAGGTTCTTCAGGCCTTTCAGGAAATAATGGTACTTCAGGAACGTCTGGGGTTTCAGGTACTAGTGGCACTTCAGGAAGTAGTGGTACTTCTGGTTTAGGTACTTCAGGCACATCAGGTACTTCAGGTGTTGGTACATCAGGCACTTCAGGTCTTTCAGGTGTAAATGGTACTTCAGGTACATCAGGTACATCAGGTTCAAACGGAACTGGTTTTGGTACTATTACTCTTGTAAGTAATGCTCCTGCCTCTTTTGGATTTGAATCAGCACAAGTACCAGATAATACAGGATACACAGCAGCAGGCTGGATTAGAGTTACTATTGGTGGAAATCCTTACTATGTTCCTGCATGGACGTTATAATATAAAAAATAAATTATGTGGAAATATAATGGTGAAGAAATCACTGACATTGATCAGTTCCCATACGGCACCTTTGGTTTTGTTTATAGGGTCCTCAATAAAAAAACTGGCAAAGCTTATATTGGTAAAAAAGTGCTGTACCACAGCGTAAAGAAAAAACTTACCAAAAAAGAACTAGCAGAAATAGAGGGACAAGGACGCCGTCCTTCATATCGTCTTACAGTAAAAGAATCAGATTGGAAAACCTATTGGGGTTCAAATAAAATTCTCATTGAAGAATTAAAAACCAACTCAGACGACTTTGAACGTTCTATTATTCAACTGGCAAAAGACAAAAAACAACTTACGTATTTTGAAACAAAATATTTGTTTGTTTATTCTGTACTTGAAAAACCAGAAGAATTCTACAACGACAATATTTTAGGAAAATTTTATACTAAAGATTTTGCAGGGTAAAGGGTTTTTCGTACATTAAATGTATGGTAAATCAACTCCTTGTAGCGCTGGTCAATTCTGTCTTAGGACCTGGAAAACCAACTGCTAGAGGAAACCAAGCCCACACCTGTCCATTCTGCCATCACCACAAACCTAAACTAGAGGTAAACTTTAGTGAAGGGAATGGGGATAAAAACCCGTGGCATTGTTGGGTGTGCGGAAAGAAAGGAGTAAAACTTATAACTCTTTTTAAACAAATCGGTGCGTCTGAAGATAAACTAAACGAATTACGTAGTTTAGTAAAATCCTCATACAAAGACGAACAAATTCAAACCCTAGAGGAAGTTAAACTTCCTGAAGAGTTTAAACCCTTATCTGAAATTACCGAAAACGATATTATAGGAAGGCACGCCCTTACTTATCTTAAAAAACGAGGTATTACCAAAGCAGATATTCTTCGATACAATATAGGTTATTGTGAAGGAGGAAAATACGATAAAATGATTATCGTACCCTCATACAACGAATTCGGGAAACTAAACTATTTTGTTGCTCGAAACTTTAACCCAAACTCCCCAGTAAAATACAAGAATCCGCCTATTGGCAAGAATATTGTGCCATTTGAACTGTTTATAAATTGGTCTTCACCGCTTATATTGTGCGAAGGACCATTTGACGCAATCTCTATCAAACGCAATGCGATCCCGCTGTTAGGAAAACATATACAAGCAAACTTGATGAAGCGTATTGTAACTTCTCAAGTAGAAAAAGTGTATATTGCGTTAGATAAAGACGCTCAAAAAGATGCTTTAAAATTTGCTGAACTACTCTTGGCGGAGGGAAAAGAAGTTTATATCGTTGACCTGGATGAAAAAGATCCGAATGAAATGGGGTTTGAACACTTTACAAAACTTATTCAAGAAACATATCCAATTAATACCTTTGACCTAATGTCAAGGAAGATAGAACTATTATGATAGAACAAGGAGCTAAAATCTATAAAAAAAGCGTTACAAGAGTATTAGAAATTGACCAAGACGCAAAGCAGGTAAACTTTTTAGACACACGTTTTTACAAAAAGGGAGAAAAATACTACCCTTCAATCACCTCAGTCTTACAATATTTTCCTAAAAACAAGTTTTTTGAAAATTGGTTGAAAGATGTTGGGCACAACTCCGATATTATTGTTAGAAAAGCAGCAAATGAAGGTACTCAAGTACACGAAGCGATTGAAGATTACCTACTTGGTAAAGAACTTACCTGGTTAAACGAGTACGGCGAAGCAAAATACTCAATGGATGTTTGGAAAAATATCCTTAAATTTGATGAGTTTTGGAAGCAAGTTAAACCTACCCTTATCGAAAGTGAAATTCACTTATTCTCAGATGAAGCTGAAATTGCAGGAACGTGTGATTTGGTTCTAGAGATAAATGACGAGATTTGGATTTTGGATATCAAAACCTCAAACAGCCTCCACACTAGCCAAGACCTTCAAATTGCAGCTTACGCTAAAATGTGGAACGAAACATTTGAGGAAAAAGTTACACGTACTGGTATCTTATGGCTTAAATCAGCCAAAAGAGGACCAGACAAATCAGGAAAGAAAATTCAAGGTAAAGGTTGGGAAGTTTACGAATCATCTCGTTCAATAGAAGAGAATTGGGGTTTCTTCCAAAAAATTCTAGACCTATACCACCTTGAAAATCCAGACGCTAAACCAGCATTTGAAAGTTTTCCTTTATCAGTTAAATTAGAAGCTTGATATTTATACGCAAACGCGTTTGAATGATCAGTCTTGTTCAATTACTGGAAGAACTCTCCTCTAGACCCAAAGCCATCATACTTGCTGGTGCTCCGGGTGCAGGGAAGAGTTCTTTAGTTGACGATTATATAAAAGATTTCAACTTAAAAGTATTAAACATAGACGATTACTATAAAGAAAATCTAAAAAATGCAGGAGTTTCTTTCGATTTAAAGAATGCAGGTAAAGAGTCTAGAAGCAAAGCCGCAACAGGTATGCAACAGGCTATCAAAACCTACAATGAAGCTTTAAATCAAGCTATAGATAATAAAGAAAACATTGTATTAGACAATGCTTCTGGTTCACTTAAAAATGTAGCTGAACTTAGAAATAGACTCATGTTAGCTGGTTACGATGTTTTAATGGTGTACGTTCACGCTTCACTTAAAAAAGCACTTAAAAGAAATGAAAAACGTTTTGACAAATCTAAAGGCCTTGAAAGAAGCCTTCCACCAGACATTGTCCTTAAAACTTGGGCAAATGTCACAAAAAATTACGCCAAGTATAGAGATATTTTTGGCGACAATTTTATCTCGGTTGTAAACGATGATAAACCTTTTACATTATCATCTTACGAAGACATAAAAAAATTATACGTAGACCAGTTTGCACCTAAAGACTCAACACCCAAATCAGCAAAGGATCAAGCGTATGAAGATAAAATAGATGCTGAAAATAAGGCATTTATAGAGGATTGGAACGCAAACATGAAAAGTCAAGATATTTTAGATAATTCTGTATCTAAAGAAGAAGTAAAGACTAAAATAAAAGATTTCCTTCAATCATGATAGTAAATGTTACTTGTTTTAATTGTGGTCATCCTTGGCAAACAGATACTTTAACAGATCCTGATCCTTATTTATGTCATAATTGTGGTTTAGACAATCAAACCATGAAATATGAACCCGCAAAATTAGAAGCTTGGAAAAAAAGTCAAATGAAAGAAGAAAAAATACCCGGTGGAAAAGCTAAAGGTTTAACTTTACAAGATTTAGCAAAATATCATAAAATGCCCCTTCAATCTATAAAGAAAAAATTAGATCAGGGTATCAAAACAGAAATGGAGCATACTACAGACAAAAGTATAGCTCGCGAAATTGCTATGGATCACATTTATGAAGATCCTAACTACTATTCTAAATTAAAGAAGATTGAGACTAAAGAATTAGAAGAAGATGGCCAAAAAACATCCGATAAAAATATGGATGATTACAAAAAGCAAAATAACCCAAGTGGTAAAGTAAAAGATCCATTTGGTTTAAGTCAATTTGCTCGTGAGTTAGCTATGGGTTTAGAAGAAGCAGATCCTAAAACTGGTACAGGCAAAAAACCAAAAGGATCAGGTCGTAGACTCTATACAGATGAAGACCCATCAGACACTGTCTCTATAAAATTTAAAACAAAAGAAGATATTGTAGATACACTTAACTCAGCTTCTTTTAAAGCCAAATCACACGCTCGCCAGTCTCAGGTTATTAACTTGATTCACCAGCGTGTTAGAGCGGCTTACCAAAACGCTAAAGACCCTGAGACTAAAGCCCGTTTAAAGCGTGGTTTAGATTATATAGAAACACGTAAAGAAGCATCTAAGGAAAAAACACAGCGCCTTCAAAAACTTAAAGAAGCTGAAGGATCAGCAGTACCTTATGGATCAGGATATAAAAAATTTATCCCAGAACTCTCACAATACATGTACGAGAATGGGATGAATATTAAACCTTTCCCTAGTGTAAAATTTATAGAAGATGATGAAGTAAATGCAAAAGATCCTTTAGGCATGACTGCCTTCTATGATCCTGCAAATGCTACAATTGTTTTATATACAATGGGGAGACACCCAAAAGATATATTACGTTCATTCGCCCACGAGATGGTGCATCACGAACAAAATTTAAATGGTGAAGTTGGAACTGGTAAAATAAAAACTACAAATACTCACGAAGATGATTATTTAGAGCAAATCGAAAGAGATGCTTACGAAAAAGGAAACATCATGCTTCGTAAATGGACAGATAGCATAAAAAAATAGTTATATGAAAGATAATGTTTTAAAAAAAGAATTTAAAGAAAAAGATGTACAACGTCTCCGAAATCTTGTTACTAAAAAATATGGTGATAAAGTAAGTACATCTGTTGGTTTTACTAAAGAAAATTCTGAGGTACACAAAGAGGGTGATATTTGGGAATTAGACGGGAAAACCTGGACTATTAAAGATGGTATTAAACAAAATGTTACAAAACTGGATAAAGCACGTGAAGCTGTCAACTTTCCTCTTTTTTGCCCTTCATGTAAAAAGAAAATGAAACCCCATTTAGACAAAAAATGGTTTCAACTATACCAACACTGCTTTGATTGCCAAATAGACTTTGAAACCCACCTCAGAACTTCAGGGCAATGGGAAGCTTATCAAAAGAAAGTTAACAACCAGGGCTTAGATGGTGTTATGAAGGAATTTGAAGAATGGATAAACGAAGAAATCCAAAACCAAGATAATCAATCCTTTATTACAGAAGCGGGTGACGTTGAAAAATGGGTTGGTTCAAGTAAAAATTTACTCTTAAAACAGAAGGAAGACACTATTAAATTCCTGCAAAGTTTAAAGAAAGACTAATATTTATAAGAAAACTACATGAAGTCTAATCCGGGAGACATCTTTAGAAACATTAACCGAAACGTTGGAGTAGGTCGATTTTCTAAAGACACTTACGTAAAGCAACATGTTCCACCTCCTCCACCCCAAGAAGAGGTAAAAGAAGAAATTATAGAAGAAACTAAACAAGAAGAAAATGAACAATTTCGACGTAGCGAAGTGGAACAAACAAAGATACCTAGCAGAGGCAAATCTACTAGAAAGCACAGCTGATCAAGTAGCCACAGAAATCAATAAAGCAATCGATGTAGTAGATAAAAATCTATCTTACATGGATTTTGCTTTAGCCGTAGCTAAAATTTTAAAAGAAGAATACGGCTCTCAAAATTTTGGAGCATTTATGAATGTTTTAAATGCTGAGTTAGGTATGAATGAGACTTTAAATGAAGCTGAATATACTTGGAAAAATGATAGAGAATTACCTAACCAAGAAGGTAGAGCTATAGGTGAACTCTCAGATCTCATATATGATTTAGAAAATTATATAAGTCCTAATATTAGAGGTTTAAGAAAAACTAAAACACTTCAAGGATTAGCAACAAGTTTAGCAGCTGATGAAATTAGAGGATTTGTATCTGTGTATAGAGATGATTTAGCTGGAATTAAAGTTTTTCAACAAGGTAATAATGCTACTTGGGAACCAATTTGGAAAGATAAAGAACCAACAAGCATATCAGGACCAGACCCAAGAGGAGCAGGCTCACTTGATTAAAAATATTATATGGAACCTTTAGGACTTAAAATAAAAAAAGCTTTATCCCGTTTAAAACAAACAGACAACTATCTCTTCAGAAAACCTGAAAGAGAATGGGATTACGATGACTTAAGCTTAGTTAAATCATTTTTAAAGACTGCAAGAGTAGAAGAAGATTATACAATGGAAAATTTAAATAAAATACAAGAATTTTTTTCTAAACCTTTAGAAGAAATGATGTCTTTAGATGATCAAGCTAAAGCATATTATCTTGAAAAATTTAAAAAAGGTGAAATTAGTTCTCTACCTGAAGACCCTAAAGCAGCATTTTTAAATCAAATGACGAAAGACGAAATGGAAAAAGACGCAGCTCAATATCGTAGAGAAACAGGTTTAGAAGAAGTTAGTGCTGAATACTCAAGAAAAAATAAAAGACCTATTAAAGTAGGTGATATTGTAGGTAATACAGTTCAAGGCTTCGATTTCAAAGTATTAGCTATTCAAGATGATAAGATGAAAGTTAAAAATACTATAACCGGTAAAGAATCTATTACCGATATAGATAATATGCGTCTTTTATCTACAGATAACTCAGTAAAAGAAGGTGGAAAATGGGGTTATCAAGAAGCAGCAAAAAATATGATCAAATTCCTCCAAAGCCAATTAGATAATATGGGTGTGGAATATGATATGGATCCTAAAAGTCTATCTCAACCATTTACAGCAATTTATAAACCTGAAAATCAATCAGAGGAATTGAATGCTAAATTTGAAGATTTCATCGAAAAAGCTAATCTTAAAAGTGTTGTAAAAACATCAATGAAAGAAGGTGAATTAAATGAAGCTTATGTTCCTTCAAATATTGCTGAATTTGCTAAAAGAAAAGGTGTTTCATCTTTAGTTAAAACTGTAGCGGGTTGGGCTGAAAAAGTAGGTAAAAGAATTGTCGGTGGAACCGCAATTGGTAAAAACTACGACACTCTTATTTTAGATATGACCTTCCAAGGTTCAGAAATTCGTATTAATACAGAATACGAAACTGTAGAATTATACGATGAACCAGTTCGCACATTTGCTCAGTTTAAGAGTGTATACGAAGAAAATCAAGAAGAAAATTTAGACGAAGCTACCAACGATCCAAGAATAAGTAATCCTAAATTTGGTCCCGCTCCTAAACAATTTGCAGATTTAAGAGCAAAATTAGGTGACGAATCACTTTTGGATAAAATCCAAATGATTAATGTTAATACTTTAAGAGAACTTTTAGACGAATTAGATTCATATAATCTTGAAGAGGATAAAAACAGCACCTACAACGAATATTCAGAAGTAGGATATAAAAAAGTAGGTGAAGCAATGGGTGGTCAATTAGACGAAAGATACTTTATTGAAGTATCAGTTCGTGATGCTCGTAAAGCATTAGATATATTTAGAGATCAATATAGTGATTTTCCTATTGAACTATATGGTTCAAATGTTTACGCCTCTAACAACTTAAATGGTATTTACGATTTTTACTACGATTTAATGTCTCAAGATATTGAAGTCCTCGACAGTAGTGATTTTGATGAAGACGATTTTGAAGAAGAAGATTACGAAGAAACCGACTACATGAAAAGACGTTCTGGTGATTATAGTGAGGATGAATTTGAACAATCTGACTATATGAGACGTAGAATGGATGAGGTAACTAAAGGATTTGGAGATAGAATTTCGGCTGAAACTTTCTCTAAATTAAAAGGTAAAATGGTAAATTATTATGGTAACAGATATAAAGTATTAGATTCTGACGAATATACCATAACCATTCAAGATGAAGATGGAGAAACTAGAACTATAAATCTCAATCAATTCATCCAGAAAGGACTTATCCCAGAATTAAAGAAAAAACTTCAAGAAACTATTAAATTAGGTGAAGGAATGATATATGAGGAACTTTGCCCTGCTGGTAAAGCATATATTAAAAGAAGAAAAGCAGCTGGTGAAAAATCATCCGCTTATCTCTCAGGTCGCGCTGTTAAAGTATGTAAAGGGCAAATGTCTGGTAGATCTAAAAAGAAAAAATAATGGATAATTTTGATATAAAAAGATACTTACAAGAAGGTAAGCTTTATGAAGCTTTAATGGCTTGTCCTCTCCCAACTCAAGACCTTGAGTTAAATACTCAAAACAGGGACTCAGCTATTAAAGCAGATTATATCAAATATGGTCCTTTAAATGTTGACGAACCTGGAGATTTCTGGGACGAGTTAGCTGAACATTGGGATACAACAGTTGAAGCAGCTAAACAATCACTTTGTGGTAATTGTGCTGCTTTTGATATTTCTCCTAGAATGGAAGATTGTATGCCTGGTCCTCTATCAGATGATGATGGAAGATTAGGATATTGCTGGATGCATAGTTTTAAATGCCATTCAGCTCGTACTTGTAGAACATGGGCTAAAGGTGGTCCTATTGTAAAAGATACTATCTCTTACGAATGGCAAGAACGTAAAGGAGAAAAATAATGACCCACGAACGTCTACAAGAGCTAATTTCAGAGTCACTACGCGACTGGTTCAAAAAAGAGGACTGGGTGCGTATTGATACTCAAGGTAATATTACAGGCCCTTGTGGTACTATGAAAAAAGGTGATGCAACTACACGTTGCTTACCTCGTAAAAAAGCTCAATCGTTATCTAAAGCCGAACGTGCTAAAACATCTCGTAAAAAAGCAGCAGCATCACGTAAAGGTAAACAATTTGTTTCTAACACAGAAAAAGCAAAATACAAAAAAGGAACATATCAGTCCAAAAAATAACATATTTATCACATATGAAACTATCAGACTTTAAACAACTCATCAAAGAAGCCATCGAAGAGGAAGCAGGGCAAATTGCCGAAGTGCAAAGTATTCCTGTAGACGAGATTGGTAAATTCTTTATCGTTGAAAAACCAGACCAAAACTCAGAAATGGAAGACGTAGTATACGAATTAACTCTTCCAGAATTTGCTCTTCAAATTAAAGGTGGCTTAGAAATTAAAAACATCTTAGGTGTTTATAAGCAAAAGTCTGATGCACGTAGAGCGGGAACTGAGGCGTTAAAAGCTTATCAAGATTCTATTAAAGAAATGAAGGATGCTATGGAAGCTTTCCGTACTGCTAAAAACGAAGTTGCTGATAAGAAAAAAACAGCTGCTGAACTTATTAAAAAATTAAAGCAATGAACAACTTTAATCTAACAAATTATTTGTCTAAAAATAGACTTACTGAAGCAATTGAGCTTATCTCATTATACCCTAAAAACCCGGATAAAGTTGCTCAAAAAGTAGCTGATCATTTTACTGAAACAGACGATTTAGGTCTTATATATTCGGTTCAACCTGGATCATTACAAATGGACTCTAGAGGAGCTTACTTTGATCTTGATACAAAAGCAGGACCTAATACTCCAGGTGAAGATTGGAAAGATATTAACGGATTTGGTATTGAAAATTACTTAGGTGATTACGCTGGTGGCTCTTTTATTATCAAGTCAGAAGAAGGTCTTGATGAAGACTTTTTTGTAATTCGCAATTTAGCTAATAAAAGTGCTAAAGTGGGTTCAGTAACTCCTGAAGGTGAAGTAATATTCTCAACACAAGAAGATAATCTAGAAGAAGCTATTTCAGGTATGGATGTAGAAAAAATGATCAAAACCTATAATATTGGTAAAGACACTAGATTAGTGTTTGTAGGTGATAATAAAACTTATTACGTTAAAAACATAGCACCTGACAGAGAATCTGTTTTTGTTACTATCGACGGCTCAACAACATTTAAAAAGCCTTTAAGTAAAGTAACTAAAGTAGATGGCAAGATGATTAAAGAAATGAAATCAAATAAAATGACAAAAGAAGAATTAAAAGAAATGATTCGTCAAAATATCTTAAACGAATTAGCAGAAGAAATTACTGAAGATTCAGATATGGAATTTGGCGATCCTGATGTAGGTTTATCTAAATTATACTCTGATTTCTATGAGGGTTTAGAAGAAGCAGAAGAAGAAGTAACAGACGTAGAAAAAGTTGACGTTAATGTTGACGAACCAGCAGCACCTGCAGCTGAAGAACCTACTCTTACAGATACAGAAAAAGAAATTCAAGGTCACCTTGACCAAGCTCTACAAGCTGCTCAAGAAATAGGCAACGAAAAACTCATCCAGCAGATTGGTAACACAATTACCTTCTTTACTCGTGATTTCGTAGTTAAAGAAGCTGAAGGTGATTTAGTAAAAAATATTGGTAAGGGGTTAGAATATGAAGCAACCAAAGAAATGATTCGTGATTATGCTCAACACCTAATGGATGAAGGATCTTATGATGTTGAGGAATTAGCACAATCATACTTAGATATGCCCAGATCATTCCCTAGACAATTAGACTACACTTTCTTTAAAAATAACTATGATGATATCTTATCAGTAGCTATGACTGGATTAGGTGAAGGTAAAAAAGAATACTACAAAGATGCTGAAGCTGATGATGCTGAACATATTGACGCTTTAGAAAAAGACATGAAAGATGATAAAAAATCTTCAATGAATGAATCAATGTTTCCATTATTCAAAAAAATAATTAAATAATCTATAAATAATCAAAATTATGAACACAACTGAAATTTTCGAAAAAATTGAAGCTTTATACGAAACTTTTAAAGCAGAACACGCAGGTAAATCTAAAGCAGCACACGGACGTGCACGTAAAGTTTTAGGTGAAATTAAAAAACTTGTAACTGAATATCGTCAAGCTTCTGTAGCTGAAGATAAAGCAAAATAAACTATGCTCAACGAACGCAGTCTTACCAAAGCTGAAGAAAAGCGTAAGGAAGAGATCGTAAAAGATCTTAAATCCAATAAACGCGAATTTGTCAAGCGTTATGGTAAGGATGCTGAAAGCGTTATGTACGGAACAGCTGTAAAACGTGCTAAAAAACAAGTCAAAGAAATGAACGAAAATAGAATTAAAGAAGCTGTTAAAGCAGCTTTAATGAAAAAAGAAGGAGTCAAAGAAGAAAGAATGGAATACTTTGAACCTGAAGATTACGAAGCAATGAGAGATCTCCAGGACGCTTCTGCTATGATGGACGCTATCGAAGACTTGTATAAAAAAGCTAAGGCGTTAGGGTATGGTCCTGACGTTAAAAAGTTAGTAGCTGATTTAGACGAAGAGCTAAAAAACCCTAAAAAAGCCGACTTAAATAAAGACGGCGAACTTTCTTCTTATGAAGAAAAACGTGGTGAAGCTATTGAAAAAGCAATAGCTAAAAAAGGCGTTAAAGAAACTAAAGGACTTAGAAAAATCACTGGTCCTACTGGTGATTCTGAAGTGCAAGCTTTAACCCCACAAGAAGAAGAAGAATTAAAAAGAGTAGGAGCTAAAGTAACACCTATGGAAGGAAAATACGACCCAGACCAAGCTCAATTAGATGACGAAGATGAAATTTTTATGTCATATGATGACGAAGGAAGACCTTTAGAAGAAAAAAATATGTCTAAATATAAAGTAGGAGATAAAATCAAATGGAGTTCTCCCAAAGGTGAAGTTGAAGATGAAATAGCCGGAATTGATGGTATATATCTTAAATTAAAATCAGGAGGTTCTATTCCTTATCAATCCGTAGTTTCTGAAGATCTTGACTTAGGCCACGAAGACGACGAACCACACATGATCAAGGGCGAACTATATCGTATTGGAAAATATGCTATGGAGCTTTACCAGATGGTAGATCAATTTGAAGGTATGGGTGAAGTAGACTTCCCAGCATGGTGGCAAGCTATGATCACAGATGCTGCTTCTAAAATGAGTAAAGCTAAACACTATCTTGATTTCGAACTAAAAGAACCAGAAATCGATGCTATGGTAGGTGTTGCTTCTGCCGAAGACGTTATTGATGAAGAAAAAATTAGTGGCGAAGAAAAACTAGCAGCTGCTATTCAAAAAGCATTAAACAAAAACAAATCAGCCGACGACCAAAACAACATCAAACAAGCTAGAAAAGCTATGAATGATGGTAATATGGAAGCTGCTAAAAAAATCTTAAAACCATACTTAGAAGAAGGTTTACCTAAAGGCTACTGGTCTAAAAAGATTCCTGGAGGTAAAATGGAAGAATCTAACGTAAATGAAAGTTTTTTAGCTGTAAGTACAAAAGGTGCTATTAAAGATGAAAATTTAGATTCATTTATCTCAAAAATGGAAGCTGCTGGTTATAAGTTAGCTAAAATATTAGGTCCTGAAGATAATCTTTATAAAGACCACCCAATCATTGACCACACTTGGACATATGGTTTACCTAAATTTAATGATATTATAGGTCCTATGAAAGATGGAGATCGTTTTAGATACGAAGATCAAGAAACTTATAATAGAATGTCTTTGGAAGAATCATACGAGAAATTAGTTAAAAAAATCAAAGGTCAAGGTAAATCTGAAAAAGCAGCCAAAGCAATTGCCGGTGCTGTAGCAGCATACAAAGCAAAAGGTGGAGGTAAAGGCCCAACTGCTAAACAGAAAAAATAATGACAGCTGAAGAACTTAAAGAAAAAATTAAAGTAGTTGCTCGCCAAGTCTACGGAAAGCCCAAAGGAGCTATCTCAGACTATGGCGAAACAGCTTCTGACGAGCTGACTAAATTTCCTGAATTAAAGGACATTTTAGTAAAGCTTATGACAGCAGACTTTAAAGTTTTTGTCGATAGCATCGATTGGGTTGCTCCTAAGCCTACTACGTTTCGTATAAACCTTAAAAACGGGCAAACATTCTATCTTATATACACTACTAAGAGTTGGATTGCTCAAATTGAAGGTAAAAAATATTACTTGTTAAACATTAACGAGTTACAAAATGGAACAAATGCTATTTCTCGTATTTTAAGATACGGAACTAAAGAAGAAGCAACTGAAACTAAAACCGAAACTACTACAACTGCTACTGAAAAATCTATAGAAACTCCGGCAGCCGGTGAAGAAACAGCAGCTGCATAATATTTATTATCATGAATTTAACAGATATTTACAAAAATATTCAAGAGGTTAAAGTTGACGACCCTGAATTAACAGCTCAAATTAAAGAATTTGCAGAATTATCTGACGAGATCGATCAGATAACTGCTAAACTTAAATTATTAGAGAAAAGATATAAGGGTCTAGAAGAAGTTATTCGTCCTGTTTTAGACGAACTCGACGAGACTAAAGACAAAGCTCTTGAAGTTGAAAATATTCTTGTTACTATCAAGAGAAAAGGCTATGAAAGAACTTCATTCGCTTATAAAGAAGCTTTAGATTGGGTTAAAGAAAGAATTAACCCAGCCATGAGAAAAATTGTTGACGATTCAATTGAAGCGACAGCAAAAACATCTCGTATTGCTTCTACAATCGGTGTTCAGAAAATTGAAGAACAAAGTGTTTTAGACAGAATCGTTAATACTCTAAAAGGATATTGGTCTAAAATTACTCAAAGATTGAGCGCGGCCAATAATAAACTAAGTAGAGATATAGATGCACTTAAAGCAAAGGTTTAATAAATTTGAAAACGAAGTTTACGCTAGAATTTTAGATTACTGGTTAGAACTTAGTTTGGGTTATATTGATTTTAATAAGGAAGCCGATAAAAATCTTATCAAGCATTTAGGGCTTCTAGAATCAGATTACTTTATACTAGAAAAATTCTACAACAATAGGTTGGCATCTTAAAGATGCCTTCTTATTTTCAAGTAGATGAATAATACTATGGCTAATAAAGAATTATCAAGTCAGATTACTGACAGAATAGTTACTGTAGATCAGTTACTGAACGCACACGATATCTCATTAGAGTATTGGGAAATAGAAAAACAAATTGTTAACTCTTGGGAAGTTGGAGCTAAAACACCAGATGGTGTAATTGCTACAACCCCTCTCTTCCAAGTAAAAATTTGGCTTAGAAGCAAAATTGAATCTAAAAGATTAGATGAAATTAAAGCCGAGTTTATTGAAGATTTACAAGCTCTATCTCCGGTTGTTAAAAAAATTGAATATAAAAATGTAAGTAGTAAACCTAAAAAAATGGTTGAAATTAACATTTTTGACCTTCACTTGGGTAAATTTGCTTGGAGAGAAGAAACTAATCAGGATTACGATTTAAAAATTGCAATGGGTATTTTTAACGATTGCATTGATCATTTTGTTGAGTCTGTTAAAAATGTAAACGTTGATAGATTTGTAGTTCCAATTGGCAACGATTTTTTTAACTCGGATTATTCTTACCCTTACAACCGTACTACAAAAGGTACACCACAGGAAAACGATACTCGTTGGCAACACATTTTTAGAAAAGGCCGTCAATTATTAATTGAGAATATCAACAAGCTTACTCAAATCGCTCCAGTTGATATTATTATGATCCCGGGTAACCACGATTACGAGAAAATTTTCTATTTAGGTGACTCATTACAGGGTTGGTTTCACAACAACGAGAATGTAAACGTGAATAACCTTGCAGCTCCTAGAAAATACTACAAATACGAAGATATTTTATTAGGTTTTACTCACGGAGATAAAGAAAAAGTAAATGACCTTCCTCTTATTATGGCTCAAGAAAACCCATTAGAATGGGGAGCTACAAAATATAGAGAATTTCATTTAGGACATATCCACCATAAACAGGAAATCAAATACAAATCAGCCCACGAATATAGTGGTGTTATAATTCGTTATATGAGCTCACTTTCAGGAAACGACGCTTGGCATTACAGCCATGGCTACGTTGGTTCAAAGCGCTCAGCTGAATGTCTTGTTTGGGATGGTAAAAAGGGTCTAGATCAGCAAATTTACTTCACTTTATAATATTTATGGCATATGAGTGCCATGGATAAACAAAAAATCTCAGAACAGAAAAGCTGCAGTTGTGGTTGTGGGGGTTGCTCTAAAGCTCCTATGTTAAATGAACAACTCGTAGCACGCACTGGGCTGTCTGAAGGTATACTTTACCATATAGACAATAAAAAACCGCTTACAGAACATCTATTTCGTGCCGGGTCCGAGAAATATTTTAAATTGTGGGAAGAAGCAAGAATGCTTTACTCTCGTGATCTTTTAGAAGTAAAAGGTGATGATTTAGATATTCTTATAGAAACAGACTTAGGACATTTTGGAGAATATAATGGTCAAAGAGTTCCTTTAGATTTTATCTTTGAAGAAATAGAAGAAATAAACGAGGCTGATAAGAAAAAGAAAAACCCTCCAATTGGTAAACCAAAACGTGGTGGCTCTAAAAAATTCTACGTTTATGTAAGAAAACCAGGTGGCGGAATTAAAAAAGTATCATTTGGTGATACAACAGGTTTATCAGCTAAGATAAATAACCCACAAGCACGTAAAGCGTTTTCTGCTCGACACGATTGCCCCAATAAAAAAGATAGAACAAAAGCCTCATATTGGAGCTGCCGTTTACCACGTTATGCTAAACTTTTAGGACTCAAATCAAACTTCTCAGGATTCTGGTAATATGGAAAAATTAATCTCTTACTTATTTCACTCTCAAACTCAAGTGCATATTTTTCACTTGCAAACTACTTCATTTGCTGAACATAAAGCATTACAAGGTTATTATGAGGGTATTGACGATTTAGTTGATGGTTTAGTAGAAACTTATCAAGGTAAATATGGTATTATAAACGGGTATACTACTTTTCAAATGTTAGGTTATACTAATAAACAACAAATAATTACTTATTTTGAAGCTTTAGCTAAAACAGTTGGTATTTTAAGACAACCTGTAGAAGATTCATACTTACAAAATCAGATCGATGAAATCATGACTTTGATTGAGTCTACTCTTTATAAATTAAAATATTTGAATTGAGGCCTTACAAAGATTTAGAGGTAACAGACCAAAACATTATAAGAGAGTTCGATGAGAATATAGATCCCATCGAACTCCTTTGGCATCGTGATGATGAAGGACGTCTTATTACAATTTTAGAAGTAGGTAAAGGTTGGGCTTTTCAATTAGATGATAACTTACCTACTGAACTAGAACTAGGGATGCGAATATTTATCCCAAGACACCAATGGCACAGAGCTATAAAAGGTGAAGGTAAGTTACTAATATCAATTGAAAAAATAGATGGCTAAAATTAAGGCACAAACCGCCAACACGTTCCAAGAAAAACCCGAAGTCAACAGACCAGGTGTTCATGCTAAAACTAAGACATCAAATCTTAAATCAAGTAAACTTTACAAAAAAGCTTACAGAGGACAAGGAAAATAAATGAATGAGCAGGTAATTATAATATCTTTTTTTATAATTTATCTTACTTTTCACTTCGGAGCAGGTGTGTATTATACAATCAGGAAAAATGGCAAAATCAGAAGCAAAAAGAATAAAAGGCAAAAAGCCGGTTAATAAAAAAACACAACTTAAATTTGCAAAAAGAATAGCCGAAAATCAGGCAATCTTAAGTAAATTAAGTAAATAAACTTACAGACGGATTCATAGCCCGTCGAAAATTTTTTAAAATTTTTTTAGAGAGCTGTGGCCTCAATTTTGAGGCTACGGCTTTTTTTATTATCTTAATGTGTAATAAGTAAAAATATGGAAAAACA